TTGGCCTGAGTATGATGATGAGCTTATGTCGGGTGATGTGGAGGTAGATCCATATTATCCAATACAAATCGGTGTGGACTTTGGACTTACGCCAGCTGCTATCTTTGGTCAGCGTACTCAAGGCGGTGCGTGGCGTGTTTGCGATGAGCTGGTGACTTTTGACATGGGGCTTGAACGATTTGGTCAGGAACTTCTGGGAAGAATAGCAGAACGATATTCTAAGCACGATATTTTGATATGGGGCGATCCGGCTGGTAATAAACGTGACGAGATTTACGAGGTTACGGCCTTCGATCATCTTAGATCCCTGGGATTTAAGGCACAACCAACAGATAGCAATGCTTTTCAGGTCAGGCGTGAGGCTGGAGCTTCCCCAATGTCTAGGCTTGTTAGCGGTAAACCTGGGCTGATTGTCGATAAAAAGTGTTTGAGGCTGAGAAAATCTCTAAGTGGTGGGTATTTTTTCAAAAGGCAAAGCCTGGGCGCTGGGCAAGAAAGATTTAAAGATGCGCCAGTAAAGAACGAACATTCGCACTGTGGCGATGCTTTTGGGTATCTCATGCTAGGTGGCGGTGAGCAAAGACGCTTACGGAGAGGCTCGTATGGTACGACTTTCCAACAGGGATCATATACTGCGAATAGTGACTTTAGCGTGTTTTGATGAGCCTTATACAGCTTCCTACGTTTAAAATGAGGCCGGATGAGCAAATCGTGCCGCTACAATACAACCATCTTCTAAGCATAGACTTGGGGCCACACGAAAAAGAGTATGCCGATAGTATTTCTGGGTATTTAGATTATGTTTGGGAAAACTCTGAGCATGGCTGGAGTTGGGCGGCTATCGGTCGAGGCAAAGTTATTTGCGTGTTTGGTGTAAGAGATGTTTGGCCTGGCGTAGTGGAGGCATGGTTTATTCCAGGCGAAGGTCTAGAAAATCACACAAGGTCAACTTTGATAGGCGCAAGAGCGCTTTTAGATGAGGTTATGGCTACATCTGGTATCAGAAGGATGCAAATTTTTGTAAAATCACAACATATGGTGGCATTAAGGTTTGCCAAAGCACTACATTTTGAGGTAGAGTGTAAACACAGAAAGTTTGGCCCAGAGGGGGCTGACTATTATTCAATGGTAAGGTTTGAATAAATGAGTGGTATTTTTGGAAGAAAGAAAGCCCCAGCGCCAGCGCCAGCCGCTACACCAACAGAGGAAGTAATTGATCGGCAAGAAGAAAGAGCTGAGGCGCAAGAGCAGACTCAAATGCAAAACCTACAAAGGCGTAGACGTTTGAGAAGAACTGGCGGTATGAGGTTATTGTTTTCACCTTTGAGACAAGAAGGCGCTGCTATGAATGAAATTAAGAAAAAACTTGGCGGCTAATCATGGCCAAGAAAAAGTTTTCTTTTTTCTCTACCAAGCCCAAAAGTATAGATGAGGGTTACGCTCAGTATACTGGTATGCAGATAGCAGCTGGCGGTGGCCCATCTGGTAGCGAAAAATTTACAGCCAGCAAGAAAACTACATTTGGATTAAAGCAAGCTAAAGATGATTTCTTAATGGATATTGGCGTTAAGAAAAAAGGCATAGATTACTATGCTAGGCTAGATGATCGCAGAAGCCGTAGCCAGCAAGCCATGAAAGAAATGCAAGAAAGAATTAGAAAAGGTGATGGTGGGCCTAGCAGACCCAGGGGAGAAACCGCAGCTGAACGAAAAGCAAGATTATTAGCGGAAAGAAAAGCCGAAGGTCAACAAAGACGTAAGAAATTTTATAAAGAGAAGGACGAAAGGTTAGCAAAGTTAAAAGCTAAACTTTTGAATTTAGCATGACAAAAATTAAAGACGATCCAAGAGTATATCATAGAGTTGAGGCAGACCCGAAAAGGGCAAGAAACGAGAAGGGTCACCTAGTCGCGGATGACCCTTCTACTCCCGAAGTAAACGAGGCTTGGGAGGGCGGCAAAGCTCCAAAGAAAAAGGCAAAATCTAATGGTGAAAAAGGCTCATCAAAATCCTAAAGGCGGTTTAAACGCTGCTGGTCGGGCCTTCTTCAAAAGGACAACAGGTGCAAACCTAAAACGTCCAGTGAAGAGTGGCGATAATCCTCGCCGAGCGTCCTTCCTGGCTAGAATGGCGGGGAATCCTGGGCCGGAGCGCGATAGTCAGGGGAGACCTACCAGGCTGCTCCTATCCCTCCGCGCCTGGGGTGCTTCTTCAAAAGCAGATGCCAGGAAAAAAGCAGCGGCAATAAGCAAACGAAACGAGAGTAGAAATGCCTAAATTAAATGTAAAGGAAGTAATGGGGCGTGAGGCAAAAGCCCAGGCTCGAAAGGATGAATGGCGAACAATCTATGAGGATTGTTACGAGTTTGCTTTACCACAAAGAAACTTATATGGTGGGTACTACGAAGGCAAAACCCCAGGAAAAAATAAACTGCAAAGAGTTTTTGACAGTACAGCTGTCCACGCAACAAAGCGTTTTGCCAACAGGATGCAGTCCGGCCTGTTCCCACCCATGCGGCAATGGTGCAGACTAGAGCCAGGGTCGGCTGTTCCAGAAGAGGACAAAGAAAGAGCGCAAGAAATATTTGATGCTTACAATGACATTATGTTTGATCAGCTGCGTCAGACTAGCTTTGACCTGGCGATGGGAGAGTTTCTTTTAGATCTTTGCGTAGGCACGGCGGTTATGATGGTTACACCAGGCGATGAGGTAACACCTCTTCGCTTCCTGGCCGTTCCTCAATATTTAGTAGCAATAGAAGAAGGCGCTTATGGAACTGTAGAGAATGTTTATAGAAAGCTAAGAATAAAAGCAGAATCTATACAAAGAGAGTTTCGTGACGCTAAAGTTACTCCCGAGTTGCAATCTGCTATCGATGATAAGCCTCACGAAGAGCTAGAATTGTTTGACGCGATTATCTTTGACCAAGAGACTGGACGTTATCATTATCATGTTGTCTGGCCACACAAACAGCAAGAGCTTGTGTATAGAGAGATGGATAGCAGTCCTTTTATTGTCGCCAGGTTTAGTAAAACAGCTGGTGAGGTTTATGGTCGAGGACCGTTAACGGATGCTATTGCAGATATAAGAACTTTAAACAAAACAAAAGAATTAATACTTAAAAACGCAAGTCTTGCAATATCAGGAGTATTCCTTGCAGCTGATGATGGCGTTCTCAATCCACAGAACATTAAAATCCAACCAGGTGCAATTATCCCAGTCGCACGAAATGGTGGGCCGCAAGGTGCATCCCTGGCTCCTTTACCCCGAGCTGGGGATTTTAACACAAGTCAAATTATTATCCAGGATCTAACCATGAACATTAAAAAGATCTTGATGGATGATAGTTTGCCACCAGACACAATGAGTGCCAGGTCAGCCACAGAGATCGCCCAGCGCCAGCGTGAACTGGCCACAAATTTAGGTTCTGCTTTTGGTAGGTTGATGACCGAGATAATGATACCGCTAGTTTCTCGTATCCTGTTTGTTCTCGATCAGCAGCGCTTTATTCGTATGCCTCTAAAGGTAAATGGTATTCAAGTTAAGGTTGTTCCAGTGTCACCATTGGCAGAAGCGCCAAAAATGGAAGAGGTAAATCAAATTATAAACTTCATGCAGATTGCTAATGCAATGGGGCCAGGGGGCCAGACTGCTTTAAATATATCAGAAATAGTAAGCTTCATAGCTGAAAAAATGGGTATCGATGCAAAACTGCTTAATACACCAGAAAGACGTGAACAGCTAATGAACGAAATGCAGCAAGCTATGATGGCTGAACAGCAGCCAGAAATGGCAACAGATGAAACTGTTGCTGGAGCTATGCAATGAGTTCGGCTGAAGGTTGGGAGGGATTATCTCAAGCGCAGCCGGAGCCGCAGAAAGCGGATGATTTAGATATACTGTATGGACAGTTATTTAAATCGCAGGAAGGCCAAAAGGTGCTAAGTCATTTGAGGCAGATAACAATAGAACAGCCATCCTGGTTTCCTGGAGAAGATCCAAGCCAAGGCTACTTTCGAGAAGGTGCAGCCGAACTTGTCAGGTTAATTATCAAAAGGGTGGATAGGAGCGATAATGTCTGAAGAAACAGAAAACACAGAAAGCGCAGAAACTCAGGAAGCAGAAGCGCCACTTATAAATGTAGATACAAAAGAGGAAGAGCAACAAGCAGAGGCTCCTATGTCTGTGCATGAACAGCCAGAGCAAGAGGAAACGTCAGAAGATGATGACGAACCTATTGATCGACCTGATTACTATCCAGAGAAGTTTTGGGATGAGGATGGGCCAGATGTTGAAAAGCTTGCAAAAAGTTATGCAGAGCTGGAAAAAGCATTTAGATCCGGCAAGCATAAAGCACCGGAAGGTGATTACGATGTTTCGGATCTGGTTGATCGTGGCCTCGATCTGGAAGATCCGGCTGTTGCGGTATATCAAGACTGGGCTAAACAATATGGCGTTTCACAAAAAGCGTTTGAGGATTTGGCTGGTCAGATTTTGGAAATGAATGGCGAACAGGCTGAAGATATTGAGTATGATCGAAGAGCTGAAATGCAAAAGCTTGGCGCTAATGCCCAGGAAAAAATCAATTTTCTCGAGCGCAACATCAAGGGAGCTGATCTAAACGAAGCAGAAAAAACAGCTCTAAGCTACAGCATAAATAATGCTGATAGCATTAACGCCTTAACCAAACTTATCCAGGGATACACGAATGAAAATATCCCGATCAAACCTGTTGTTGCAGAACAAGAAATGACAGTGACAGACCTTCAGCAAGCGATTGCAGATCCTCGATGGCAGACTGACGCTGTATGGCGAACTAACATCGAAAAGAAATGGATGGCAGCCAACAGCTAGATATTGTTGCAATGACTGTGCTTTGCGTGTATATGTGGTGCAACGGATAACCGAGCGGCCCGTTTATGTGGTGAATCCACTGGTTGGCGTGACCACTTCCACGCAAGCGACCGCCCGATTACATCGGCTAACGGTAAGCGTTTTATATTAGAAACCTTAAAAGGAGGCTTCTGCTATGGCGCAGAGTATAACCAATGCCTTTGTAACACTATTCGATCAAGAGGTGAAACAGGCATATCAAGGCGAGGCACTGCTTCGCGGCACTATGAGAACGCGAACAGGCGTTCAAGGAAACACAGTTAAGTTTCCAAAAATCGGCAAAGGCGTAGCAACGGTAAGGGTACCCCAGACCGATGTGACACCGTTAAACGTAACCTATAGCAATGTTCAGGCGACCATGTCTGATTTTATCGCTGCAGAGTATTCTGACATCTTTCATCAGTCTCATGTTAACTTTGATGAGCGTAGAGAGCTGGTTGAGGTTGTTTCCAAAGCAATAGCTAGACGTATGGATCAACTTTGCATTGATGCTCTTGATGCGGCTTCATCACCGTCAACAGTTGCAACTGGTATTGGTGGTTCTACTTCCAATATGAATGTTGCAAAACTTCGTGCGGCTGCTAA